ACCCCGACTTATCATTCACAAGTGCAACTATTTCAGCGCAAGCTGCTGTTATTTATAATAGTTCAACCGTAACAGGTCTGACTACAAATGCATCTGTGTGTGTATTAGATTTTGCTGGTGTAAAAACTTCAACTTCAGGAACGTTTACAATTACATTCCCTGCTGCTGAAGCAACTGCTGCAATTCTAAGAATCGCATAAGGAGATAATTTATGGCCTCTGTCCAAGGATGGGGCCGACAAACTTGGGGCAGTGGTACATGGGGACAATACGCTCCTGTCGAAGCAACGGGTGTCAGCCTCACTTCAACATCAGCTACCCCAACTATTACGGGGTCTTGTAGTGTAACGCTTACAAGTGCAGGCGCTACTACATCTTATACAGGTACGGCTGTTGCTTCAGCAAGTGTAACTTTCACTGCCCCGACTTTACCTGTACTTCAATCAAATACGAATGATGTTACTTCTGTTGCTGGATCAGCAACTGTAACACCTAGCGGTCGTTCTGCAACATCAGCTATTGGTTCAGAGTCTATTACTACAGGAGCTCAGAGTGGTTGGAATAGAGCATTCAACGGTGCCACTGGAGCTGCTATTGGATGGGGCAATAATGAATGGGGAACATTAAATACTCCTTATGCTTTAACAGGTACAGTAGCCACTTCAAACACAAGTACACCAGGTTTTGTAGGATCTGTTTCTATAACACCCGCAGGACAATTTGCAACATCGGCTGTAGGTACAGTAGGTACATCTATATTTCTAACAGGCGTTCAAGCAACAAGTCATATTGGTACTTACTCTATTACAGCAGGTGCAACCATAACAGTTGTAGCGGCTAGTGAACCTGGGTTAGATGTGAGTGTTGGAACTGTACTAGTTGCGATTAGTCCTATTGTATTAGCAACAGGTAATCTAATGACGTCAAGTATTGGTGCGATGGGTTTCGTTGGTTCAGTAAATGTTACACCTACAGGACAATTTGCAACATCGGCTATTGGAGCGCCTACAATAACAGGAACAAGTACTGTTACATTAAGTGGTAATCAACTTCAATCATTTACAGGTACGCCCTCTTTTACTAGTTCAATAAATATAACACCTACAGGACAATTTGCAACATCGGCTGTAGGTCAAGCAACAACAGGATCTTCTTACGCTTTAACAGGTGAGCAAGGGACAACAAGTTTAGGAACAGTTAATATAGAAGGAAGTTCAGTCTTTACTGTTACAGGTGTTTCTGCTACAATAAGTGTATCAACACCTTTTATCACTGGATGGAATGTAGTTGATGACTCTAACTCAGCAATTAGTTGGTCGGAAGTGACCAAAGCTGCATAAAAGTTTTGACAAACTTTATAATAACTAATAAAACTAGTTCAGGAGATTAAATGTCGTCAACATATTCAACAGGTTTAAGAATAGAACTTCAAACTACAGGAGAAAATTCTGGAACTTGGGGAACTATTACAAATAGCAATTTTTCACAATCTTTAGAATTTTCTATTGCCGGGGTTTACTCTAAAGCTATTACTACAGGAACCTCTACTACACTAACAAATACTGATGGTCCTCAATCACAAGCAAACAACGAAGCAAGACAGAATCAATTAATTTTTACTGGAACCGTTTCTACAGCCCATACAATTCAATTTCCCACTACTCAAAAAACTTATGGTATTTATAATAACATAGGTGGAGGTGCAGATATTTCTGCTCGATTAGGTGCTACTGGTAATACTTTAACTATCACAAATGGTAAGTATAGAATGGTGGCAACGGATGGAACTAACTGGTTTGATATTTTTACTCTTGCTGGTTTAGGAGAAGCTTGGACTAAAAAAACTGCAAATTATACTATGGTAGATGGCGATAATATTTTTGCTGATACATCAGGCGGAGCTTTTACTTTAACATTACCTGCTTCCCCGACTATAGGGATGCAGTGTAAAATTATAGATGCAGAGGGAACAGCAGGATCAAATAACATTACTGTAGGACGTAATAGCCAACCAATTATGGGATCAGCGGCGGATTTAACAATTTCTACTGCTAGCGCTGGTATTGCTTTGGTTTTTTATGATGGAACTTTTGGATGGAGATTAAAGTACAATGACTAATTTACAAGATTTTACAAATAGAAGTGAAGTAGGAACAATTAAGCCCTGGCCTAAAGCGACAGCTCCAGTTGGATATTTATTATGTAATGGTGCCGCTGTTTCAAGAACGACTTATGCAGATTTATATGTAGTAACTAGCACTACTTACGGTGCAGGTGATGGTTCAACAACATTTAATGTTCCTCAATTACAAGGGAAAACTCCACAAGGATACGATGGAAATACTTATAATTTAGCGGCAACAGGTGGAGCAAATACTGTAACTGTATCTATGACTAATAACCAGGCAGTAAGTGCAACAAGCACTGTAGCAAATAACCAAGCTGTAACGGTTACAGGAAATATTGGAACTACAAGTTTAACTACAGCGCAGCTAGCAAGTCATTCACACAATCAAGGGGCTAACCCATTACCAACAGGGCCTGCAAGTCCATCAAGTACATCGGCGGCAGGAGCAAATACGGGAGCGGCAGGATCGGGATCAGCACATAATCACGGAACAGGAACTTTAGCTGGAACTTTAACGGGGACCGTAGCTGTTACAACAACAGGAACTTTAACGGGGACCGTAGCGGCGGCAGGGACAAATGCGTTTTCGCCGTATGTTGTTGTTAATTACATTATAAAGCATTAAAAGGAGAAAATCATGGCAACCAATATTGTAATATCAAATGGAGACTATATTAAAGTAGATGATTTTATGATTTCTTGGGATGAAAAAGGAGATAGTATGCCTAATTTACCTCACGATCAAAGTGACTCTATTCATTATCTTATTTGGAATAATTTAACAGGGAAAAATGAAATACAAAAATGTAACGAAAATCATGAAATGACTTCTAATGTTTCTTTAACCTCTGTTAGCGATGTAGTTGTTGATACAACAACAGTTCAAGATTTCTTGAATTGGGGCGAAAGCAGAAAAGCAGAAATTATTGCTGCTCAAAATTCTTAATAATTTTTAATCTTTTAGACGACACCAAAATTGAATACTGAACCGTTGTTCAGCAAAAGCTACTTCTTTTTCCCCAATTAAAGGCGTCATTGCATGTGGAACATAAGAAGGAAAAACAGTTAAAAAATTGTGTTTAACTGGAATAGTTTTTTCATAGGGATCATAAAAAATAGATTTTCCTTCCGTAAGAGAAGAAGGTTTTTGTAGAACTAAATTAAACGTAAAGACTGTTTTTAATGCACCATCTGTGTGCCAATTATAATAATTGTTTTTATTATAAGAAATAACATGGATATCCCATTCAAATTTTCTTTCTTCAAGAAATTTAAAAACACTATTAGAATAATTTTTTATAAACATTTTTAATCCTTGATGAAAAAACCAACGACTTAAACCTATAATATTTTGTAAATTACTTTTTTGAATATCTTCATTTCTAATCCAAAAATCTAAAGCGGAGCATAAAGAATTATTATTTGCATCGATAATATCGCTCCCCTCTCTCCATTTAGGAATATTAAATAAAGAACGAGCATTTAGTAAATCCATATAAATTAAATTAAGATAATCTTCGGAAAGATAGTTTTCACAAAAAATAATATTATCGGAAAAAAAATTATACCTCATCTAAAATCTTTTTTATTCCAAAACATGCTTTTATATCTGTCTACAAACTTACTATTTAAAAAATTTAAAGTTTTATTGTGTAGTTTTTCATAATAAAACCCAGACCACATTTTCCATGTTTCTCTTTTGAAAGGAATAACTTGAACCATAGGATCTCCTTTTTTAATTAAAAATTGTTCATCTCTTTTATTTAAAATAAAAGGAAAATTAATAGTGTTAACATATGTATCTGTATCTACAATTCCTTCAATTAATTTAAAACGATTTTCTACTCTGTTCATAGGATGAATAAACAAACAACTATATCCAGGAGGTGTTTTTATAAGCCATTTGTTTCCAAATTTCCCTGCATTTTCCCCTGAGCTTTTATGCCATTCTGTAGGCAATTGTACTTTATTATGAAAACCAAAATCATTTTGTTCCCTATTAGCAGGGGTAACACTAAAATCACTTTCTACAGGATCAACTAAATAATCTTGATCAAAAGGTATGATGTAGCCAGCAGTCATTGAATCTAAAAAAGGTACACATGTTTTCACTGTGGGAGTATGTAAATTTTTTTTAGTGTGTCTTTCTAATTTTTTATATGCACTCGGAATAAATTTTTTAGCGGGTTGAGGATGTGGCCAAATGTCAAGCATCTCTTTATTAATAGCTACAAACTTTATTTTTTTAACAAACATTATTTTAAAAAAGTACACCTTACTTGTAAGACTTTTCTAGGGAAAGGACCTACAATGCTGCTTACTTTATGTAATACTCCACTTTTAATAGTTAGTAAATGATTAGATAAAGGCAAAGTTACTAAAGGAAGCCCTCTCCCTGAATCAATAAAAGTTTCTCCTCCCCAATTTTTATCCCATTTATCATGAAAATAAAAAGAATGATTAAGAGTATATCCTTCGTCACTGTGCCAATTAATACCACTGAATTTAGGATACTCATAGTAAGCAACTGCTACCGATATTTTTTTAGAGGAAGACGGTAAAAAAGAACAATTTAAAATTAATTCTAAAAAACTTTTAAAGAAATTAAAATCTTTTGTATTTAATTTTGTATTGGTAATATTATTATGTATATCAAATAAATCAACAGATTTAACTGTTTGCATAATTTTATTTTTATAATCATCTTTTAATAATTCTTCAGTCCACTTATTTTTAGAAACAGTTGCACCACAGTCATTAAAATTAAAATTTTGTAACTTTTTAAAAAAAGTTTCTTCTAAGAAATCTTCTATAACCAAAGCTTTGTCATCTATGTTTGCTTTTATTTTCATTTTTTAATAATAAAATTAAAGGACATAGATCTTCTAATTTCTGTTAGATGTTTGGTTTTAAAAGGCATTACACAATGTTGATGATCTGCTCTAAAAATAAAAAAATCTCCTACTTTAGGAGTCACATAAGTGCATGTGTTTCCTTGCATCATAAAACACAATTGCCCGTCTTTAAATTTATGAGGGTCTTTTGTATCATTAATAAATTTAGGAACTTTTAAAAATAAAACAGTAGACCATCCACTTCCGTCATGATGTGTGTGTGGAGGATTATATTCTCCTGCCACCATATCATTAATCCAACAACCAATAATTTCTAAATGAAGTGATCCAGGCAAACAAATATTAAACTTTTGGCTTGTTTTTATATGATCATCCATGCATTTAACAATACTTTTAAAAGCTTGTGTTTGATTAATAATACCCATCATATTTAATTCTGAGTCTAATCGACCAGCCAATTTAGAACCATAACTATTTAAATGTGCTTTAGCTTTTTCGTATCGATTGTTTAAATCGTCTATGTCTTTTTTTGGTATTTTAAATCTACTTACAAAATGACCAGATACTAAGATTTCTTTTTTCATTCTTTTTTTTAGTTATGCCTCCCATATCATAAAAAAATTGTCAAGAAAACAATTTTAAAAAGTTCTATTGCTTTGATAAAAAATATGGTTAAATTAGTTCTCACCCAAAAATTATAAATCAGGAGAAATTATGGATAATCAAGAAGTATTGAAAGC